CTGGAAAGAATGTGGTTAAGAAATCTGTATCATCTGGTTCTAAGCGGGTTAAGTCTGCTTGGCAGAAATACATGGGGCAGAAGAAAAACCAAATCAAGTTTAAGTCTGGTGCTAAAAAGGGAAGACTTGACCTCTCCAAAATGTCACGAGCCTACAAGCGAACGAGGCGATGATGATGCCTGATAGAATATTCGATGTAGAATTTGGTTCTGTTCAATTAATTGCAGACAGAGCCGCTGGTACTTTTGGTACTCCCCCAGCTGTTGTGACATGGGAAACTTGGACCGGAGATGGCAAAATGCTATTCGAGGACGGTACAGGTAATGCCATATGGTATGAACAGGTTGACCTTAGTGAACTCACTATTGATTCGAGGACATTTCAACCGATTGGAGTTAATGTTCAACGGCCATGGAATGGACCAGAAGGTAATGATTCAAACTTCATGCCTTCTACTAGACCAGTTGAATTACTGTATGTGTTTTCTAATGCATTGCCAAATGCTCAAATTGAAGCCGGTTTAGTTGACCTTCGTACCTTTCGTGATTTAGGCTTAGATTCTAGTGACGCTTATCGTACTTCAGACTTAGCGGTTATTCCTGATGGGTCCAATACTATTTACGCTCAGGAAACTAAATACTTCAATTCCATTGCGAATTCAATTAATACCTGGAATGGTTTTGCTAATACTGACCCTTACCCAGATGGTGATTTCTACCAGCCTTTACTGTGTGCTGATATGTCAGTAGCGGAAGTAAATACATGGGGAGAGATGAGATCCATTCTCGGACCTGTTCTTCATTGCTACAGAGTTATCCTTCATGAAACCCAAAACCTCAATGGTTTAGGGACTGCTAATTCATTGGTTGTGGCTGCAGGTCATACCAACCGAAAATTCAGCCCAATATCTTTGAAGATATTATGCAAAGAAGAAAAACTTTCCGAAGGCGAATACTTAGTAGAAGCCTCGAATGCTTACAACAATTCAAATTGGGACACTCCTAGTGATGTGTGAGCATGTACTCAATGCCTGGGTCACATGTCTTCAGGTTTGAAGAAGTGCTACAACAGAATTACCACGCCCTGGGCCAACTCCCAGGGAATGAAAATGAAATCACTGAAACCATTTCAATGCCTGGAACGACATCTACCTCGAATGAAATTGACATGAAAGATGTTGAGTTGATAATAGCAATAGAAAAAACAGGTAGGGCCATAGGAATGGGCCTTACTCTAGCCGCAATGGATGGACCATTACCTATTCTCGATGTGGCGGGCTTTGCTGTTGCTACATTCTTGTCAGTTAGAGCATGGAGCCAATATCTTCAAGCGTAATCGAGAATAGATTTCTGCCAATCAATCGCCTTCAGTAATGATTCAGAAATTTCAATCGGAACCTTTGCTCTGATGTTCGCCCGGATTGGTGAATGTCTCTTGTCCTTCTCGTGCTTAGTAGGAAAGGCCGGCGGGACAAAGCCCGGAAATATTCCCCACAAAACATATGATTGGTTAATTTGATTTGGAGGGCCGAGTAATGGCTCAAAATATTTAATTGCGCCTTTCACATTTTCAATTACAAAATATTTTGGTTTGAGAAGTTCAATAATTCTCATTCCACATTCGAGGATTTCTGTTGATGGATCCCATTCTTTACCTTCTCTTTGTGCAATCGAACGAGGCGAAGAATAAGCCATCGAGAATTCGAGGCAAGGTGGAGAGAACCAAATCAAATCTGGACCGTTGAAATGATTCCATGAGCCTCTTTCACTATTCATAATGGTGTCATGATATTCTTCAATCCATTCTTCAAATTCGAAGATGTCCATAATCTTGGTATGGGGAACACCAGACATCAAGGGATTGTTGTCAATACGCAATACTTCCCAACCTGCCTGAACAAATGCCTCACTAGCACCACCTAATCCTGAACACAAGTCAATCATGCGCTTCATATCATCGCCCCCGGAACTGGAGGTTCAGGTTTAGGTTTAGGATAAGGCCAATAGGCCTCGTTCATGAACCCAGCTCCTTCTTGAGTGCGTGGTATTTGTCAGCCATCTTACGGGCTGACTCTTTCCACATTGCAGCATTTAGAACTTCCATCTCTAAATCCTGTTGTGTTCTATCTCCGTCGAGTAATTGTCTTCGTACCCACTTGGAGAAGTTCGGTTTTTTGCTCGCAATCTCCCATGAATTGGGACATAAGGTAATCAATTTCTGCCTCATATCTCTAGCGAGACTAGCATTCGTATATGTATACTCCGCAAAAAAGCCGCGGCATTCTGCCAAAATCATCACACTGTGTGTGAAATGGCCTTTCCGCAGTAGCCTATCGGCACCTCCGCTATGAACAAGGGTAAAGAAAAGGTGGATTTAACCGTGTCTCCAGATTTTAGAGAAGATTAATCCGTTTGTATATGCGCTACATTGATAGGTTGCCTAGCTAGGCAATAGGTTATGGCATCTGCTAAAACCAAAACTTTTGAACTAACCGCCTTAATCGAAGCCACGAACACAGCGGCGAATACTGCACTGGATCTCACAGACTATATTGACATCGCTGACAATGAAGTATTCTTACTTCAAGAATGGGGAGCAATGCTCGACCCATCTACTACATTTCCGGGAGCGGCTTGCGAAGTATTGCTCCAGATAGCAGACACTAACATTCAGAACTTTGTTTCAATCAATGACCGCACTTCTCTTGGAGTCGCTCGTCTTGGTTATGATACTGCTACTTTCAATATCAGCGAGACAACATCAATGTCTTCAGATGCTGAATTCGGAGAAGACCTTATTGTCTCTCGTACTATTTGGTGCCGTAGCCAAAACAGCCGTGCAGCAACCGAGCCTCATACTCTTACCATTCGAGGGAAAATAATCAAGCCAACCGCTAAAGAATACATGGCCCTTGTTCTTACACAAACTGGTCAGGTCGCTATTTGAGGCGGTTTGAATGGTTAAGGTCGAAGGTACACTCGATGAGTTGAAGGCTCTATTCATTGGGGCTGCATTGGCAGAAGGTCGAAGACAAGTAAAGAAGGCTGGAAAGAATGTGGTTAAGAAATCTGTATCATCTGGTTCTAAGCGGGTTAAGTCTGCTTGGCAGAAATACATGGGGCAGAAGAAAAACCAAATCAAGTTTAAGTCTGGTGCTAAAAA